TCAGCAACTGCACCCAACTGCGGGTGATTGGCGGTTCCTTTACCAGTGGTGCCAACCCTGCAATCTCGACCGCTGGAACCTGCACTGGTTCGTTCATTGACGAATCGGTCTACTTCGGAACAACCCCCACTGCTATGACAAACGGGGCTACCGGCCTGGCGGTGAAGTGGCGCAACAACGCTGCACCGGCTACTGGCACATGGGCAGTAGGTGACGCCGTGGAGCAGTCCGTGCCTGTGGTGGGTAACCCCAAAGGCTGGCGTTGCACAGTTGCTGGTACTCCAGGAACCTGGGTTTCAGAAGGAAACTTGTGATGGCCGTCGCGGCCCTGCTCGGCTTGCCTCAAGAGCTAACCTGCATGGGTGCAGTCTTTTTGCCAGCGTGGACCCAGCCTCAGTGATCGCATTGGTGGGCCTGGGAGCTTCCGGCGTCATGGCGCTCTGGAAGATTGCCGCTGGCCTGGGCAAGTTTGAGGCCAAGACGACCACCATCCTTGGCGCGATGCAGGTCATGCTCCAAGACCATGAGGAGCGCCTTCGCGTCATTGAGCGCAAGCGTTGAACCCGATTGAGCCCAGCCTTGAACTTGAGCTGAGCGAGGAGCGAGTTCAGCGACAGCTGCTGGAGCTGTACGAGAACGAGGACTGGTCAGGACTCCTGGCCACAGCAGAGCTGTTGAACACCGCTTGGCACCACGAGGCGATGGCGACCCGGTGGTTGGCCAAGGAGGCTGCAGACAACCTGGCCAAGGGCTGGCAAACTGCAACCAACACCCTTCCGACCCATGACACCTCGGATCGCTGAGTACGTGGCCGTTGCAATCGCCGTTCATGGCGCTGCTGTAGCCATCGTAAACCTGACACCCACCCCTCGGGACAACGAGGCCCTGGGCAAATACAGCCGGATGGCCGTGAAGCTGTACCGGGCCATTGAAATCCTGGCCGGCGTCATCACTCCACTGGTCAAGCGGTAGCCCAGGGCTACTTTTTCTTGGCGGTCTTGGCGGCCTGCTTGAAATCAGCGGCGCTGGGGGCTCCTTTGGCCCCTGGCTTCCGCATGCTTTCACCGGATCCGGCTTTGATCCGGTCGCGCTTCCGCTTGATGTTGATGTAAAGCCCGGCCTTGGGGTCAGCCATCAGTAGCCCTTTTTGCCGCCGCCGCCCTTGGTGCCTTTGCCGCCTTTTTTCATGGGTCTGGTGTCAGTAGTCCCACCTTAGCCGGGGTTTGCCGGGGCGCATCCCGACGTGGATGAAGCCCCGGGGAGCCCCGAGACCCAAGGAATACGGCCACTCCTTGTCGGCCCAGGCCTGCAAGGTGTAAATGGACTCCCCGTCGATGTAGAAGTCGACGGCGCCGGTGTTCGGTGCGTCGTAAAGGTGCTCTGAACGGCTGGCACCACCCACCTGGGCGTTGATCCTGGGGGGCCTGTGGCCAGAGGTGATGATTGCGGGTCCACCGAAGTGATCCCGGGCTTTCTGGACGAACTGAGCCAGGACCAGAGCCGTGTCGCACTGATGTTGAGCCACGAACCTGCGGGCTTCGGACTGTTGAGTGAGCTCGCCGTACGCCACGTTGGGGGTCAGGTTGTAGCTGAACGGGGATCCGGGCTGGAATAGGCCCACCTTGGGCTCCGGGGCCGCCCTGTACGCCTCTGCAAAGTCCTCGAGCTGCTTGGGCGTCAGGGTTTCCTGGAGCCCGTTCCAAGCCGCCAGCTGATGCGGCAGGCCGGCGTCGTGTTTAGCTGCGTCTGCGAGACGAATAACCGACATTTGCGCTGGCGAGAGGGGTCTTGGGAAAGATTTGGACGTTGTCCACCTTCCACGGGATACGTTCCCAGACATCGCAGTACGTGGCAATGTCCCAAGCCATTTCTTCGTTTTCTGCAACGACGATGGTCTGAAAAGAGCCCAGCTCCCTGGTGCCCCCGTACCCGATGAACTCGCCGGGGATCCGGATCACCCAGGCCCTAGTGCCAGGTCGCTTAGCGACGAGGCCTGATCCAGCCCGTGGCGGCCGGGGCCGCAGCGAGATCCGTAATGCTGCCGCCCAGAAGAGATCGGTCAAGCGCTCCTTCAAGGTCTCCCATGTACGCCTGAAGCTCCAGGTCCCAAAGCTCTGACTGTCGTTCCTTGATTGCTCGGTCTTCATCAATGGCCAGCGATTCATTCCAATACTGGACGGCACCGGCCAAGGCGTCGAGTCGGTCGTCGTGGGCCAAGCAACCACGGTCTGCCGTCAGGTGCGTCAGTTGGTGGAAGAGCTGGTACGCCAGGCGCTTCTCAATGGCTTCGTCGTCCCGAGTCTTGGCGTCACCCTCGATCACCGATCGGCTGACGATGAGCCGGTGCTGGTTCAGGACGGGCTCCAAAGCCGCGATGATGCGGCGCTCTTTCTGCACATTGGACCTGACCGTCTCAATGGTGCACGGATGCTGCACCTGTAGATACGGCTTCAGAAGGCTCTCCAGCATGCCTTGGCCAAACTGGTCCTCTAGGAGGATCAGATTGACCTTCTGGCGCTTTGCAGCCGTTGCCAGGCCCTGCAGAACGGGTTCTGAGTAGCCGTCTCGGAACGCTCCGGACTCCAGCAAGAACAGGTTGCCGTTGAGATGAGCCACGATCGCGTAGGCCGTTTCATCCAGGCCGCGGCCAGAGGGGTCAATAAACATGACGCACCCCTGAAACGGCAACCAGGTGCCGTGGATGTAGGCAGGCCGGTAGTAGTAGTCGCCGTTGAAACCCACCGCCGGCAAATCGCTGATTCGGTACTCGGCCCCAGACGACCACACGACCTTTTCCGGGGCGTGATCAGAGACCTCCAGGACCATCAGATCCGCGAGCTTCAGCGGGAACCGCTCAGCATCGCTGAGGCTGGTGTCCAGTTGGAACTGGAGCGCAAATGCCGACCGGCCGTACGACGTCTCCCGCTCCAGCAGGTCCATCTCGCTGAAACGACCAGGATCTGTTGGCTGGTTCGTCAACTCTGGGCACCCTTCCGCAATCACAGGGGCCAGGTGGTCGCCGTATTTGACGGGTTTCTCGGGGTACCGAGCCGGCCAAATACGCACTTCGTATCCACGTTGGGCCAGCTTGTTGTAGATCGACTCCTCAGTCTGTGGCGTACCAAGAAACATGATCTCGCCACCGGGCTTCAGGATGGCGTTGAACTCACCCACGGCCGCCAGGAGCTTTTCCCGAATGCCGACGGACCACGACGTCGTCGGTGTCTCCACGTCATCGGACAGGATCAAGTCGGCCCGGGACCCCGTCAGTTGGCCAAAAATCCCAACAGCTTTGACAGAGGGGCTCTGGTCCGGAATCGCAGGCCTGACGTCGAACCGGTTTACAGCTGATCGCTGCTCGTCTCGGTCTGGCTCCAGGCACTGAAGCATTGGCATCTCGCGGATCAAGCGGATGCAGAACATGGTGAAGTCATCGGCCCGGGTCTTGGAGGCCGACACCACCATGATCTTGCGCTGTGGGTCTAGGCGCAGCAACCACAGCACGTAGGCCGCGGCCATCCAGGACTTACCCACGCCTCGAAACGCCTCAACAATGCGGCGCTTGGAGCCGTGTTGCATGTAGTGAGCAATGTCGAGCTGGATGGGCGTGGGGTCAGGCAGGTTCAGGTGGCGCCAGACCAAGACCAGGAAGTAGCGGAAATCAGTGGACAGCGGCTCTGGGAGCCCAGTCCAGACTGCTGTCATGCCCACACCCGCACTGGATGCTGCGGCGTTACCAGATACTCCTCCCACCCATCAGGCAGCTCACCGACGAAGTTGACGTGCCAGCCGCTCAGCAGCACGGGTGGGGTGATCACCTTGCCGGTGTCGGTGTTGTAGGTGCCGCCTGTGCAGATGGGGCCGATGACATCCAAGGCGTGGGTGTGGCTGGCGGTGAGCACCACGGTGTCGCCGTCTTCATTGGTGGTGGTAAGACCAGCAGCATCCAAGGCAGCCATGCCGGTGGATTCGTCGGGGAAGCGGATGTAGGTGGTGGTCATTGCGTGATGGTTTGGAGGGTGGAGTTGGAAAGGCGCTGGGGCCAGTAGGTGAGGCGGTTA